ATCAGTCCACTCATTTAGGAAAACAGTGCCATCAGTAATAGCGTGAATCGGAGACTTCTCTGCAGGATGCCAGTCTTGTCCTCTATGAGGTCTGCCATTACGATAAGGGGCTAGATTGCCGAACTCATCTCCACGAAGTTTAGGGGAAAAAGGTTCAATATAAATTGCGGTCATACCCCTATTCTAAATTATGGGTTGTTATGAGATTCTGTAAGTAATCCAAGTGTTAGCGTTGGTAAGCCTAGTTTTAAATCGACCTGAAGTTGAGGCTGCAATAGCCGAAGCACCTGAAATAGTGTTTCCAGCAGCAGCAGCAGCCAAAGTAACCGCAAAAGAAGCTGAAAGATTGATTAGCGACCAATCGAAACCTCCACCTTGAGGAGCACCTGTAATACCAGTAGTAAGAGCAGTTCCCGTAGGCAAAGTAATGGTGATAGCCGAACCTGGAGTGGAAGTGATAATTCCTCCAGTCAAAGCAGAAACAGCAGCAGTTCCAGTAGTGGAGATCGTGTTGATTGTAGAAGGCATAAAAGTTACACCTTGCAAGAAGTTCCAAGAGTTCGCTGTCGAACCGATAGTTACCTGAGCGCCACCATTATTAGAACCAATCTGCAATATGGCGGTTCCAGTGTTGTTGTATCCGATTCGGCCAGTAAAGGTTTGACCTGCTCCACCTGAATGTCCCAAGTTCATTGTGTAACTAGTAACGTTTACCAATGCAGTAATAGGAGCGTTTAGAGTTATAGCGTTTCCGTTAGCTGCACCAATCTGAACTATTTCACCTGCAGTACCAATAGAAATTTTTCCGCCAGAAGTTAGATCAGCACCAATAAAAGTGTTGAAAGTTGCTGAAGTCCCTAGATAAGCATTTCCATAAGTAGATAAAGAAGCGTTAGGGGCAGTTACGTTACCTCCAGTGATAATAACATCGCCACCATTTGCGGTTCCTAAAGTATTAGAAGCACCTACAAATCCGCCTTGTAAATATAATGCTCCACCCACAATATTTGCACTAGAAGAACTAGTATTTGTATTACCTGCCTCAATAACTAAAAGAGGAGCACTAGCAGAACCAGAACCAGAAGCAGTTCTTCCATCAATAGAAGTAACCGCTGTTCCAACACCTGTAAATCCGCTTCCTGAGCTTGGAGTTGTCCAGGTGAGGTTATAGTTTGTTGAATCCACCTTGGTTAGAACTTGGTTTGCAGTTCCACCAGTAGGGACTAGGGCAGAAGATCCGACTACGATTGCTGTTCCTGTTACCTGTGTTGCAGCGACAGTTCCAGAGATGTTAGCGACAGTTCCCGAAGTGAAATCTGAGACTTGAGACTTTGTGATGGAACCGCTAATGCTTACAGCTGTGCCTGAAGTAGTTGAATAAGTTGCAGTGCCAGAGGTTGTCGCGTAAGTGGCTGTTCCAGCGAGAGTGGCCGAAGCAACAGTTCCCGAAGTGAAGTCGCTTATTTGAGAGCGTGTAATGGCCGAACCCGATACACCGACAGAAGTTCCAGCAGTAGTTGCATAAGTTGCTGTTCCAGAAGTGGTAGCGTAAACCGCTGTTCCTGAAGTTGTAGCGTAACTTGCTGTTCCTGCAGTAGTGGCAGTAGAAGCTGAAGTTGCACTTGTTGCAACAGCAACAGTTCCAGAAGTAAAATCTGAAACCTTAGCTTTAGTTATAGTTCCCGAAATAGAAACAGCGGTACCTGAAAGAGTTGCATAGGCTACAGTTCCATTAGCCAAATCTGAAATCTGACTGATAGTGATAGAACCTGAAATGCCAACCGAAGTTCCTGCAGTAGTCGCATAAGCGACAGTTCCCGAAGCAAAGTCGCTAATCTGTGAGCGAGTAATAGCCGAACCCGAAACTGCTACAGCGGTAGCAGAGTTAGTCGCATAAACCGCAGTTCCAGAAGTAGTTGAGTAAGAGGCTGTTCCTGAAGTAGTCGCATAAGTAGCAGTTCCAGCGACAGTAGCCGAAGCAACAGTTCCCGAAGTAAAATCTGAAACCTGACTCTTAGGAATTGAGCCTGAAATTGTTGTTACAGTTCCCGAAGTAAAATCCGAAACTTGAGACTTAGTAATAGTTCCAGAAATAGAAACAGCAGTTCCAGAAGTAGTTGAGTAAGAGGCTGTTCCTGAAGTAGTTGAATAAGTTGCAGTCGAGGCATTAGTTGCAACAGCAACAGTTCCAGAAGTAAAATCGCTAACTTGAGACTTAGTTATAGAACCTGAAAGGCTTACAGCAGTTCCAGCATTCAAAGCCGAACCAGAGCTAGTCGAATACACTGCTGTTCCAGACTGTTGAGCAGTTCCAGCCGAAGCAACAGTTCCCGAAGTAAAATCGCTCACCTGAGACTTAGTAATACTTAATGCAGTCTGATCTAAACCTAGAATTGCTGAACTAGATGTTCCTGTGTTAGTTATTGGGGCAGTAACAGAGATAACACCTGAAGGGCCTGTCGCACCTGTCGCACCTTGAACACCTGTAGCACCTGTAGCACCTGTTTGACCTGCAGGAATACCAAAGTTGAAGATGGCTGCCGAACTCGTCCCAGTATTAGATACAGTCGGAATCGCAGTCGAAGCAAGAACCGAAGCAGTTCCCGCAGTAATTGTTGCAGCTGTACCCGTAGCACCTGTGGCACCTGTAGCACCCGTATCGCCTTTAGCACCTGGAATACCTTGCAAACCAACAGTTGAAGTTGAGATAGTGGTAGGAGTTTCAGTGATAGCGACTGCCACGCTTTGTTGAGAGACAGTTACAGCAGTAGTTGATTCGGTAACTGAAACAGTTACATCACTCATCTAGTAACATTCCCAACAACAGTAAAAGCACCCTGCAAAAGGCGAGTAACTGAACCCGAACCAGCAATAAGTTCTAAATCATAAGCATAAGAACCAGCAGAAATTGCACTTGATTGAGCAGAAGTAATTGCGACAGCAACAGTTCCAGCAGTGCCACCCAAAGTAATACCGGCACTAGAAGTCAGAGAGAGAAGGTAAGCAGTTGAATCGGCTGCTTCACGCACCTGCATAGCAGCAGTATAACCAGTTAGGTTCAAAGCTGTCCCTGATTGAGAAATAGTAAAAGTTCTATCCCAATCTGCACCCTGATAGGCAGTAATGTTATAGGTTCCTGGGTTAATCATTTCAATCCTTTACTAATCAAATAAACAGCAACAGAAGTAACAATCGCAGTAATCAAAGCAGGTATCCAGGCACTCCGGTTTATCTGCTTCTCTAAATCCCTAATCCTTGTTTCGTGATCTTGAGAGGCCTGCAAAATTTGAATAGAGTTAGCCTTCAGTATTTCGATGTCTCGAACAATCTGCAAAAGTAATTCTTGATTAGTGACTTTAGGTTCAGGCATCAGCAGTCATCTCCACACCACATAAACCACACCAAATTGGAGCTTGGTCGGCAGGAATCTCAATATTCTGTAAATGTTGCTGACAATCCAAAGTCTTACATGTAAGCATTTATCTATCCTTATCCCGCAGCTGTTCCTGAAGTCATTTGAACAGCAAAGCCTGAAACAGTAAAAGAAGCACCCGAACTAGAATTACCATTATTAAACAAACCCACAGTAACCGAGGCAGTTCCGACAGCCGAAATATATGGAGTAATAACTGCCGAAGTAGTATTTACAACACAAATAGGGGCTACCTGAAATCTGTTAGCTGGCAAAGTTATGATAATTGTAGTTCCAGCATTAGAAGCAATCGCACCACCAGAATAAGTTGCCGAAAACGCCGCAGTATTGAGAGGCAAATCCATAAGTGAATTGTTTAAATCTGAGGCTGTGAAAACATCCCCAATAGACCAAGTTTTAAATGCAGCCATAATTATCTCCTAAAACCCTAGTTTACTAGCCCAAAGTAGAAGTGTCTAAAATGGCTAAATAATTGCTATCCAAGCGTATCGGCAATCTATCTAAACTAGACAATTTGAAAGTTATATGAGTTCTTTCAACATCTCCATTATGAGTAATAGCCAAAATTTGATAATACTTACCTATAACCGAACCCATAGCCGAAGGTTGAAAATAGACTCGAACAATGTCTCGCAATTCTAAAGCCAAAACTTTATTCTGATCACTAGAAGATAAAGTCTCTAAAGCAACAGTAATCTCTTGAGCTCTATATTCTGGAAGTCTCCATTCGGCTAGGAAACTATTAGCCAAATCTTGTGGCCTTGTCAAAGAAGTAGTCAAATTATCTGATTGAGTCCAAGATCTAAGCCCATAGCGAGAAATAAGAGCAGTATCGGAAGCAGTGGCAGTAGCATTCACTCCAACCACTTGAATCTTGTTATACATTTGCTCGCCACCATAAGTCAAAGCTAAATCCATGAAAGGCAAAGCAGTTCCATTACCATAAGCAGTTCCCTGAGAGTTAGCGTCAGCAAAAGAGAGAACAGTAGCCGGTGAAACGGTTGAAGCAGTTGATACAACTAAACCAGAATAAGAGGCATAAGGAGTTCCAGACCAAGCATTACGATAAGCAGTTGCAGCTGAAGATAGGTATGTGTTCCAGTTGCCATCAAAATAGTTGCCATCATAGGTTCCAGCATCTTCTACCTGCCAACCATTTCCATAAAAGTCATAGGTTATCGCTGTTCCAGGGGCAGAGATAGATAAGTCAAATCCTGCGACTTGAGCAGTACCCGAATAAGTTGCTGTTCCAGTCATTTGAACCCAAGTAGCCGAAGAAGCTGTCGAAGCAAATTCACCTGCAGAAACAGCAAGCAAACCTGCAGAAGAATCTAGAAGCCCTAAACTTCCTGTTACACCTGCCCCAGTCAAACCTGCTCCACGCAACCAAACCGAATAAACATAACTAGACACAGTTCCAGAAGGGTTTATCTTAGGTTGATTGACTTCCTGATAATAAAAGGTTCGTAAAGTACCTGAATCAACATCGGCTCGGTTTACAGTCCCACCAAAGATAGGAGCGTAAAAGGTAGATGATCTACCACCAAGAACCCAGCCATTACCTAAACCAGTTCCACCAACATAAGGAACAATAGTGGTATCAAAAGTGGCGGTAGCAGGATAAGCAATAAGGTTATTGCGAATAGTGTTCGACCAAACATAATCAGTAAAACTTCTATCCTTCATAACCATTACAGCCGAAGCGTTACTAAACAAATCCGCAGGTTCAGTTCGAGCAACATTCTGAATATAAGACAAAACATTATCACCAGCATTGTGAGAATCAGCACCCAGAATAGTCTTACCAAAATTGACACCAGAATACTCTGAAGCATCAAAACCATAAGTATTTAAAACATCTTTAACTCTTGCCCCAGTATCCTCAACAACACCCTCAACAGAATCAACGAAAGTAGCGTTAGAAACTCTAAACATTTCATCTAACGCACTAACAGTCGCATTACCATCTAAACCAGCCTGATCATAAGTGAAATCCCATGACTGAATAAAACCTGTGAAGATTCGCACGCTATTAGCGGAGACTCTAATTCTTCCTCCAGGTTGCACCATCGTATAACCACCAGCACCATACCAAAGAATAGAACTCGTATTTGTTGGGTCAAAAGTGCGGTCATTATTAGTAAAAGAAACAGACAAAGTTCCAGCTGAATAATCATCTAAAGCTCTAGAAATACCCTTATTTATAGACACATTTCCGGCATAAGAAGTCACATCAACATAACTACTCGAACCAAACTGTATTTCAACCAGATAAGTAGGTAGGGTCATTATTTCTTAGTTCCAGGGAATAAGGAGGCAGGTAATTTGCCATTAGTTTTTACATACTTACCCAAAGCATCAACAGTTGCCTTTGGATCAGCAGACTGCACATTGATTGTGATGTTATTTGTTGTAATTGGATTCTGAGCAGGTTTAGCACCAAAGATGTTTGGATTCACATAACCATAAGGTTGTCCAGTTTTAGGATCAATCTTTTTACGAGCATCAATCTGCCCCTGAGTAGGCAACATAGCATCGCCAGAAGTCGTCAAGATAGCTGCAATAGTTCCAACAACTGGAGCCGCAGTCAATTTAGTCAATAAACCCTTACCCTTACCACCTGGAATAATGTTTGCACCACCATTACCGCCAACACCAGTACCTCGCAAAGCCTGAATAGCTGCAACCAAACCAACCAAAGACTTACCGGCAGAAGAAAGAACCATAATCGCCTTGAATGCAATCAAAGCAGGCAACATCTTTACTAATGAACCAGCAATATTGCCGAAACCCTTTACAGCATCACCATTACCAAACAAAGCAAAGAAATCTCTAACCTGCCCGAAAGCATCCTTCACCGCATTCTTAATATCAGTGAACATTTTGCCGGCATCAGTCTTAGGGTTAGACACATCATCTAGGAACTTACCGACCTGATCTATTGCACCACCAGGCTTCATCATCTGGTCAATAAAGTCTGTTATCAAAGGTAGGACAACCGCACCAAGTTTCTCTTTCAAGTTATCCATAGCCACATTCATTTTGCCGAAAGGGTCAGCCTGTTGAGCAGCAGCC